CTTTATTGGATCGATCTGATGGATGAAATTGTAAGAACTTTTTATAATTATCCAGATGTACCTGATGTAGAAAAAGGAAAAACCTTAGACCAAAGTTTCTATGTCAAAGACACAACTTCATGCTATATGATGTCTAGATTTACATTAAGGTATCATAGACCGGTTGCCATTTTGTCAAAAGATCAGTATAATCCATCTTGTAATACATATTGTGATACACATAAAACAAAACATATGCTTACTAATATTTGGGGTAAAGATTATATTGAAGGTAACATAAAGAATATGGGAACTTGGGAATCAGGTAGATTCAAAGATTTGCAAGATTGGTATATTCACTTTTACAAACAACGTAATAACTTAGATAAAGATGCATTAGGCGAGAATGCCTAATCTATTATAAGGAGAAACTTATGTCTGATATTTTTCAAAAGTTGTTGGAAGAAACCAACAACGAATATGCCTCTATTGCCGAAAACGGTATTGAGGCAGGAGATGTTTCAGGATTTATAGGCACTGGTTCATATGCAATGAATGCCTTATTATCAGGTTCTATCTTCGGTGGGCTTCCACAAAACAAAGTAACAGCATTTGCCGGTGAACCATCTGTTGGTAAAACTTTTTATGCACTCAACGTATGTTACCAGTTCTTAGAAGATCATTCAAATGGATTTGTATTCTACTTTGAATCCGAATCCGCAGTCTCTAAAGATTTTCTTGCAGGCCGCGGAATTGACACTAAGCGTATGGCAATTGTACCAGTTGCTACGGTCCAGGAGTTCAGGACGCAAGCGGTCAAAATTCTAGATCGGTATCTAGAACAAAAAGGTGAGCGACCACCAATGTTATTCGTCCTTGATAGCCTTGGTAATCTTTCTACAGATAAAGAAATGACTGACATTGCTGATGGTAAGGACACCCGTGATATGACCCGTGCCCAACTGGTGCGTGGTGCTTTCCGTGTCCTTACTCTCAAGTTAGGTAAGGCCAAGGTGCCTTTGATTGTTACTAACCACGTTTATGATGTGGTCGGTTCCTATGTACCTGTGAAGAAGATGGGTGGTGGTTCTGGCCTTGAATATGCGGCATCAACTATCATCTTTCTATCTAAGAAGAAGGATAAAGCATTGGACGACGATGGTGGTCGTACCGGTGCTGTTATCACCGCACACCTCAAGAAGTCTCGTATGACCGTGGAAGACAAGAGAGTAGAAACCTGGTTGAACTATTCCTCAGGTTTAGATCCTTACTATGGTCTCCTTGACCTTGCCGATAAGTTTGGCCTTGTTAAAAAGGTATCAAACAAGTATGAGTTCCCAGACGGAACAAAGGCATTTGAAAGTCAGGTAAAGAAGAACCCAGAAAAGTATTTTACCACAGACCTTCTACAAAAGATTGATGAGGCCTGTCAAGGTGAGTTTATGTATGGTAAAACAAATGCTACTGATGAGGTCAGAGATGACTGAATATAGAAAAATATTTGAAGAATATGGATGTTTATATCTCGGCCAATTGTTAAGTGAAAATGAATGTAAAGAAGCATTACTAAAACTTTTTATCGCAAAAGAAAATGGTGAAAGTATTCATGATGGTATGAATTTTAGTTGTTCTTTTCCGGATAGGCAACTTGATTATCTATTATCAAAAGTGCAACCTGTTATTGAAAAATTAATAGATGTTAAACTTTTCCCAACATATACATATAGCAGAATTTATCATAGAAGTGATATAATGCAACTACATGTTGATAGAAATGCGTGTGAAATTTCAGTGACTATGACATTAGGATATGGAGGAGATTCAATATGGCCACTCATTATTTTACCCAAAAAAGAAACTAAAAAATTAACAAATTATACTAATGATGGGTCATTATATGAAGGTGAAAAAATAGAAATCACATCTTATGTAAGAGAAAGATTGGAAAAAATTACTATAGGAATTGGAGATGGTATTTTATATAAAGGTATGGAATTAGGACACGGTAGAGATAAATTTGTTGAAGGCGATTGGCAAGCACAAGTTTTTTTACATTTTGTAGATGCTAATGGTTTATACAAAGAACACAAATATGATCAAATTAAAAGAGGAACAATAAATGGAAGCGGGTATGGAAGCGGGTATTGATTATAAATTTAGAGATGATTTGTTCAACCCAAAAGAAGATGGTTCAACAGTTCCTATTGAATTAATGGTTGACCCGTTCGCGGGAGTGTGCTATCGTTATACCTATGTCAAGTTTAGAATGGACGAGGATAATGTTCCTCGGATTGGTTATGACTATGAAATCCTCAAGACCAATGACTTGTCTATGATGACACTAAGAAAGAATGAAAAGTTTAACACGGCATTAGGGCTTATTTTAAACTCCTTATTGCTAGATGCGTCAGAAGTGGAAGGTGCTAGTGAGATGAAAGAAGAGGAATCCTAAATAGATTGTAGGCCACGGTGCTACCAACACCTGCCTACTCTAATACTGTTTGGGAGTATCAGCATGTCTATTTATCCTACCGGTTATTATGTTTATGCGTATCTAAGAAAATCCGATAATACACCATATTATATTGGTAAAGGAAAACTACACCGTGCTTGGCGTAGAACATATCATAATGTTTCGGTTCCAAAAGATAGAACTAAAATAGTGATTATGGAATCAAATCTCACAGAGATTGGTGCCTTAGCATTAGAGAGGTTCTATATTCGTTGGTATGGAAGACAAGATTTAGGAACTGGTATTCTAAAAAATCTAACAGACGGTGGTGAAGGAACCTCAGGATATAAACCATCTGAAGAAACATTAAAGAAAAGAGGCGAAGCAATATCCAAGGGTAAAAAAGGTAAACCTGCGTGGAATAAAGGTATGATTATGTCTTATAAGGGTAAAAAGACCGGCCCAAACCCTAAACTAAGTTTATTGAAAAAAGGTGTTGCCTTAGGCCCTCAAAAGGTTGTAAAATGTCCTCATTGTGGCCTTAGTGGAGGAATCGCTAATATGAAAAGATTCCATTTTGATAACTGTAAATCTAAGGTGAAAGATGAAAAGTATTGAAAAGATTATTATAAAAAACCTGATTACCGATTCTAACTTCCTTAGAAAAGTTTTACCTTTCATAAAGTCTGAATACTTCAAGTCAAATGAAGACAGATTACTTTTTGATGAGGTTAAAAACTTTGTGGATAAGTATAATCATTCACCAACATATGAATCCCTATCTATTGAGATTGATAATGTTAGAGGTTCAACTGATGATACTATTAAACATATTCAGAATACAATAAACGAGTTTAAGGAAGACAAATCAGAAACTAACTTTCAGTGGCTGGTGGATTCCACAGAAGACTTCTGCCAAACGGCCGCTATATACAATGCCATAACATCATCACTAGAAATAATGAACGGCAAACATAAACTAGAGAAGGGTGCTATACCCGGTCTTTTATCCGATGCTCTATCCATTTCTTTTGACCCGAATGTTGGCCACGATTATTTGGAACAGTTTGAGGATCGCTATGAGTATTATCACCGTGTTCAAGAAAAGTTGGCATTTGACCTCGACTTCTTTAACAAGATCACTAAAAACGGGGTACCTAGAAAAACTCTTAATGTGGTTATGGCCGGTGTGGGCGTTGGCAAGTCTTTGTTCCTTTGCCATCTTACTAGCAGCTACCTTAATCAAGGAAAAAATGTTCTCTATATTACCTTGGAGTTAGCAGAAGAGGAAGTATCAAAGAGAATAGATGCCAATCTTCTGAACATCACCTTTGATGACCTGATGGTTCTACCAAGAGATATCTACAAATCACGACTTGATAAACTGAAAGCAAAGACAAACGGCAAGCTTATTGTAAAAGAGTATCCAACTTCCTCGGCATCTGCCACACATTTCAGGTCTTTGCTAAATGAACTACACCTGAAAAAGAACTTTGTTCCAGATGCCATTATGATTGACTATCTTAACATCTGTTCAAGTTCCCGTATCAAACCAGGTGTGGCAAATAGTTATACATATATCAAGGCCATTGCCGAAGAACTAAGAGGTCTGGCAGTTGAGTTTAATGTTCCTGTTTGGTCTGCTACACAGCTTACCAGAGGTGGTTATAACAGTTCTGATCCAGATATGACCGATACTTCCGAGTCCTTTGGTTTGCCTGCTACTGCCGATTTGTTCTTGGCACTCATTACAAACGAAACTATGGAACAGTTGAAACAGGTTCAGGTAAAACAGTTGAAGAACCGTTATAATGATCCATCACAGAATAAAAGATTTGTGATTGGTATTGACAAAAGCAAGATGAAGTTGTATGATGTAGAACAATCGGCCCAAGACATTGTGGACTCAGGACAGGAAGAAGTGAAACCTATTCCTAGACAGTTTGATGGTGGTAAGAACAAGTTCAAAGGATTGAAAGTATGAAGCAACTATACAAATACTATCCAGATTTTGATGAAGATGATAACCTATTGTGGTATGTCCATGAGATATCAACTGATCAAATTGTTGCCGAGTTTTTCTTTGAGGATGATGCCGAGGCCTTGTGTATATTCTTGGAACGTGGAGGCGCCTTTGCTGGACATACTCCATCTTTTATGATGGTCAAAGTTCCCACCAATATCAATGATGCTTTTGCAGCGGAGTTTTCATAATGAATGATTCTGCCACACTAAAATATGCAATAGAAACTTTTAATTCTTTTAGAAATTGCGGTCAGTTTAATAATGATGAATTACTAATCATCGAATGGTTCCTTCAAGAACTTTTTGATACTGATGTTGAAAATGGTGAAAGTATGTCAGATTATTTAAATACATCAAACTATGTTAGTAAAGAACAAAAGAAAAGAGCAAATTAATGGATAAAAACCAACTAAAACGACAAGCATATTTCCGAATGGCGATATTCTTTGCAATTACTATTGTCATTGGATTTATCGCTAGCGATATCAATATGTTATCAAGCCAATAGGAGAAAAAATATGTTTGAGATTTCTGATGAAACAAAAGCAAATGCTATTGCTGCAATTAAAGAAGTTCTAAGAGCGGATGGTGTCCATGATATTCATCTGACTGATGATGTTCTTGGAAGAGCATTTGATGCCGCCGTGGCCGCAGTCAAAGCACAATTTGGTATGTAATAAAAGGAAAATAATATGAGAAAATATCTAATGATCGCCGCATTTCTATTCACCACTCCTGCTATGGCAGATCCAGTAGGAGATTTTTTTGGTGGTATCTTCGGCGAACAACCACAATCACAAGTGAAGAGAGGTAAACGTGCGAGAGCAGTTCAAAGCAACGATGATTTTAATATCAGTAATGCTTCTTATGGTGACCATCATTCTGGTAGCAAAATGGTTGCTTCTTACTACGGGCATGGTGAAAGACTTTCCAGACATACGGCCTCGGGAGCAGTTTTCAATCCTCACGGACACACCGCTGCCCACAAAACACTTCCATTTGGCACGGTTCTCCGTGTCTGCCATAGAGGTTGCGTAAATGTTACCGTCAATGACAGAGGTCCATTCGTTCGAGGTCGTCATCTTGATTTGTCTTACGGTGCTGCTAGGGCTATCCATATGGGATCGACATCGACGGTAACGGTAGAGAGATTGAACTAATGGCATTTGATAATTCATACCTACAAAGAAATAATGGATACCTTGCTAGAAAAGAGATTAATAATATAAAAGAGCAACTTTTAAATGTAGATCACAAACGATTGGAGATTTATGGTTGGAAAGTTTATAGTCAAGGAGATGAGGATGGTATTATTGATACCATCTTTCATCGTTTAGGTATTGAAAAAGGAACTTTTGTAGAAATAGGTGTGGAAAATGGTTTAGAATGTAATACTCTTTTACTATTACACCAAGGTTGGAAAGGTTTCTGGTTTGAGGCCAATGAAGATTATGCAAAACAAATACAATCAAAATTTTCATCTATAAAAGAATTAGGCCTTGGTATAGGTAAGATTACAAAAGAAAATATCAATGAGATTTTTAAAAATGCTGGAATTAAAGATTTAGATTTTTTATCCATTGATATTGATGGTATGGATATTTATCTTTTAGAATCCTTAGAAATTAAACCAAAAGTTATTTGTATTGAATATAATGCCAAATGGCCAGCACATATTTCAAGAAAACCTGTTTATGATCCTAATTATATATGGTCTGGAACCGATTATATGGGATCAAGTCTCAAGGCAATTACAGAAGTTGCTGATCAAAAAGGATATGAGTTAGTTGGTACTAGCATAACTGGTGCTAACGCATTTTATGTGATAAAAAATTTAATTAATGATAAGTTCTCAAAAAATAAAGAAATTACTGATCTATATAATCCACCAAGATATTGGTTGATATACGATCATTTTTGGCATATAGGACATCCTGCTGATTTTGGACCATATACAGATGCTTGAACTACTAAAAGACAGAATAGCAAAATTAGAACCTTTTTATGAGAGAAATGCTATTAAAGGTATTTTCTCATGGAAAGATTTAGAAAATTCATTCAATTTCAGACCTTCAAATACACAGAGTAGATTTAAGGTATTTTTTGAAGAAGGTGATGGATATGAATGGCCTAGCCAAGCATGGATATCGGATATTAATGCTTTTCCACCATCCATCATACAAAGAATAACCAAAAAATACCTTTGTCATATTATGGACTCTTCAAGGGTAAATGAAACAATTAATACTATATGTGGTGAATTGGAATCAATAACAAATTTACCTACAGATGCTCATATATACTTTGATTTGACCGACCAACAAAATGTAGGATTCGGAATACATTTTGATTTGGCGCACAATTTAATAGTTCAGGTTGAAGGTAAATCGAATGTAAGAATGTGGGATGTGAAATGTTATGATGATGAAAAGAAAAATGTAAAAGACTTAGAAGAAGAACCACTATTTGAAATAGTAATGAAACCAGGTGATATTTGCTATGCTCCTGCTCATTATTACCATGAAGTCAAGTCCTTAACTAAAAGATTATCGGTTAGTTTTCCTAGTCATACATTGATGACAGAACCTTTCCAAGAAAGAGAGTGGATAAAAATTACTTGACAAACCTTCCTGGTGCCTATATACTAGTGTATGTTGCATTGCAGCATTGTTTCGCTAACTTTAGGAAACTAGGAAAGGAAAAGAAATGAATAAGGTTATTTCTCTTATCGCACTATTCTATTTCGCCAACCAGGCCGTCGCTGCCGATGCTGGCGAATATAACAAAGACACATACCAAAACTACGGATATGCCGCTGGTGCTTCCGTATTCGGTGGTTCAGAACTAAAGGGTGGTCTTCGCGGTGCACATGTAGCATCAAACCATCACACCTCAAACTTCTATTATCCTGGATACGCGGTAGTGCCTAATAAAGAGGATACTAAATAAGATATAATCTAAATCTCTAGGGTTAAAATGTGTATCATCGCCGCAAAATATTTTAAAGATACAGGTTGGGTTTTAGCCAAGAATAGAGATCAAGATTATGTCTCCCACGTATCATTCAAAGACGAGCAAAAAACTAAGGTCGGAGAAATTCTAGTTATGTTTGATCATGACATCTCATACCAAGAAGGTATGAACCACGATGGTTTGGTTATAATGACAACTAGTTTAACTCCGGTCCTTACTCAAGAGACAAATAAAAAAGACGGTGATGATATCTACAAAGCACTCCATATGGAACAAATGGATGCCGTCAAATACCTAATTGACCAGAAAATGACTGGTTTCATCTTTGTAGCAACTCCAAAAAAATTAGTATTGATTGAGGCTACCAGAGAAGATGATGGCACCGGTGAATACAAGTCCGTTGTTCGTGTAATCCCCACCACAGAAATCGTTGTTAGAACCAATCATGGTGTCCGATTACCATGGGCAGGATTTCAGTATGGTATTGATGAGAAGCAGGACGTATGGAGAAAGTCCAGCGAGATTAGGAAGAGACTAACAGAAAAGGTTATGGTAAAAGCCAATTCACCGGAAGAAATGTTAGATGCTCTTGCCGAGTGGCAGATAGATGACTTGCAAATGAACCCGTTCCGTGTTGAAAACAAACCAAGGCAAATGAGAACCATTTTCCAGTGGGCATTAGTTCCATCTGAAGACATAGCAATCATACGCCCTATACAAACTAAAATGCATCTAAAGGTTTCCCATCAAAAACTCCATATAAAGATGCTAGATAA